CTAATGGTTCTACCGCAAGCTGGGGAACTGTTGACGCACTTCCTTCTCAAAGCGGTAACGGTGGAAAATATTTAACAACCAATGGTTCAACAGCATCATGGGCGAGTATTACTACAGACCCGCTGCCTGATGTATTTATGATGATGGGAGCATAACGATGCCAGCATTTGCATTACAACTACGTCGAGGCACAACTTCACAGCACTCGGCATTTACAGGCTTGGTCGGTGAAATAACGGTCGACACCGACAAAGATACTATCGTCGTACACGATGGTTCCACAGCTGGTGGATTCCCACTAGCAAAAGCATCAGACGCAGCGTCTGGCGCTTTAGACCCTTTTCTCTTGATGGGAGCATAAATAAATGGCATATAAAGTATTAGGTCGCAAGGCTGCTGCTGCCACAACTGCCGAGGAACTCTATGCGGTTCCATCTGGTTCTTCAGCTGTGGTATCAACAATCGTCGTAGCTAATCGTTCAACATCTTCTCGTACTTACCGTTTGGCTGTTAAGCCAACATCTGGTACTTCATTAGCTGATGAACATTACATTGCATATGATGTAACTATTTCAGCCAATGATTCTGTTGCACTTACTATGGGTGTAACACTTTCTTCTGGAAATGTTATTGTCACATACGCATCTGCTGCAAGCTCACTTACTTTCACTGCATTCGGTTCTGAACTTTAATACTTAGGGGCAATTCATTATGGCTATACTAAAAGCATCTAATTCGTCAATCCTAAATGGATTGCCAAAAGTAACTGGTTTATCTTCGCCGAAAGCTACTGGCGGTACTATCTATAAAGCAAATAACTATTTTTATCATAAGTTTACTGGTGATGAAACATTCACAGTATTGACTACGCCTGTAACCGTAGACATCTTAGTTATCGGTGGTGGTGGAGGTGGAGGTCAAGGTGACAATGGTTCTGAAGGCGGTGGCGGAGCTGGCGCTGGAGGGCTTGTATATCTTTCCAACCAAACACTTACAGCAAATGCTCCCTATCGCGTAACCGTTGGAGCTGGTGGCGGAAACGGCGGAAGCGGAGCTGGTGAAGCAACTGGAGCTAATGGTAATAAATCTCAATTTGGAGATTTAACTGTTGCTATTGGTGGTGGTGGTGGTGGTTCAGGCGCTAACGGTTCATCTAATAAGGGTGGACGTGGTGGTTCTGGCGGTGGTGCTGGTCGTAGCGGTCTTGCTGGAGTTGCTGATACAACAGTAAGTTCTCAAGGAAACAATGGTGGTGCAGCAACTGCATCAGGTGGTGGAGGAGGAGGAGCAGGTCAAGCAGGTTCTTCGTCTGGCTCTTCAACCGCTGCTGGTAATGGTGGCGATGGAAGTAACACTTATTCGACTTGGGGCGCTGATACTTCTAGCGGTGTATCTGATGGAAGTTATTACTACTACGCAGGTGGTGGTGGTGGTGGTGGAGCAGGAACATCTGGTGTTACTTCTGGCACAGGCGGTAAAGGTGGAGGCGGAGCAGGTGGCGATAACACTACTTATATAGGTTTTGATGCTACTGCAAATACTGGCTCTGGTGGTGGTGGCGGACGTGGTGGAACTGGCACTGGTCGCGTTGGCGGTAATGGCGGTTCTGGAATTGTAATAGTGAGGTACTCTGCATAATGGCTATTAAAAGAAATAAAACATCCTCAATCAATGCTGGAAAAAATTCCGAAGCTTGGGACAACATAACATTCCCGCTTCATATTGAAGTTTTAGCAGTTGCTGGCGGAGGCGGAGGTGGTGGCTACAGCAGTGGCGGTGGCTCTGGCGGTGGAGGTGGTGGAGGAGGAGTTGTATATCATCCATCTAAAGGCGTTAGATTTGGAACTTCATATTCCGTGCAAGTCGGTGGTGGCGGTGGCAACGGAACTAGTGGAGTTGACGGTGGCAACGGAACAGATTCCTATTTTAGCGATGTAACCGCTAAAGGCGGTGGTGGTGGTGCTTCACACGCAAACCTAAATAGAGATGGTAAGTCTGGTGGTTCTGGTGGTGGAGGAACTGAGTGGGCTGGAGGTCATTGGGGTGGTTATCCAATCCAAGGAAATTCTGGTGGTTCATCAACATTTTATGGATTTACTGGGGGTCGTGCCGATGCTGGGAACCAGCCTCAAGCTGGTGGCGGTGGTGGCGCTGGCGCAAAAGGTGAAACAAGTAAAAACGGTTCTGGCTCTTGCTCTGGAGGAATAGGAACCAACGCATACTCATCATGGGCAACCGCAACATCATCTGGAGATAGTGGATATTACGCTGCTGGTGGTGCTGGTGGTGGTTCTTCTACATCAACTGGTGGTGGCAATACTGGTGGTGGCGCTTCTATTGGAAATAATGGAACTGCTAATACTGGTGGTGGTGGAGCTGGTGCAAGAAATACAGGAAACACTGGAGCATATAACGGTGGTTCTGGAATTGTAATTATTAGATATCCAGATTCTTTTGCAGCTGCAACATCAACAACAGGTTCACCATCAACATATACAACTGGTGGATATCGATATTACAAATGGACTGGCGACGGTTCAATAACATTCTAAGGAGAATAAATGGCACACTTCGCTAAACTTGATGACAACAATGTTGTCTTGTCTGTTCATGTTGTAAACAATGAAGACATTATTGTAGATGGTCAAGAATCAGAACAGCGTGGAATAGAATTTTTAACAGGAATTCATAGTCATCAAAACTGGAAACAAACATCATACAATGCTTCATTTAGAAAAAATTATGCTTGTATAGGTGATTCATATGATGAAAATAGAAATGCTTTTATAGCACCAAAACCATATCAATCATGGATATTAAATGATGACACTTGTCAATGGGAAGCCCCTGTTGCAAAACCAGATGACATAACATCTTATGCATGGGATGAAGAAACAGTTTCTTGGAAACCAATTAACTAGGAGAAATAAATGAATGAAAAAACCGTATCGGCTATTAAAAGCTATATTCGCCATTTCATTGGCGCTTGCCTTGCTGCCTTTACTGCTACTGGTGGGGATATCTTCACTGTTGACACAGCGGGAGCCAAGGCTATCTTCACAGCAGGAGTGGTGGCAGTGCTGCCCGTCGTGCTCCGCGCTTTAGATACATCAGATTCAGCGTTCGGTAAAACAGAGTAATGAGCACCAACGAATGGGCTGGTATCGCAGTAGCGGTTACCACAATAGTCGCCAGCTTTGCTGGCTCAGTTCGTTGGTTGGTCAAGCACTACCTTACTGAACTCAAGCCGAATTCTGGCACAAGTATGCGTGACTCATTGGACAGATTAGAACGCAGAGTCGACGAACTATTTACCCTAATAGCAGGAAAGTGAAATGAATGAAACCTGTAACCAAGAAAGCCACACCTGCTGCAATTGCTGTGCTCCGTCAAGCGACGGCGTTAGCACCGAAACGCAAGAAGGCAAGCGATGGGCTCCTGCCCAATGCTGCTCACCTCAAGGCGAGTCCGACTTCGGACCACAATACTGGGTTAGCAGTAGACCTTACTCATGACCCAGCCAATGGTATTGACTGCGCTGTTATTTTTGAGAAACTAAAAGAGGATGCACGAGTTAAGTATCTAATCTTTGATAAGAAGATTTGGTCTAAGCAATATGCTAAGCAAGGCAACAGAAAATATACTGGTTCAAACCCGCATACCAAGCACCTGCATATTTCTATCAATGATGGTCAAGGTAATGACACCAGCCCTTGGTTCTGGTGGTTAAACGAACCTAAGTTAACCAATCGTATTAAAGCTGCTGTTGCCGTACTACCATCAAAGAAGCCAGCAATTGTAATTAAACCACATCATCACTGCTGCTGTCCAGAATGTCCAACTAATAAGAAGTAGAGGTAAATCGTGGCAACTAGCAACAAGGACCTTGTTGGCGACCTACCGATTATTCTTAGCCAAGCAATCCCAACAGCGCTTGTTAAATACAAGCGAGAGGATTTTGCTGCAAGCTATGCAATTGGTAACACGCCATGGTTATCTGGTGCATCTGACCAGAACCGTATAAGTCGTATCACTACGACTTATCAGAAAGAACGTATCGACCAAGGTACATCCGCTGGTGAAAACTCTCTGTCTAACTGGTGGATTAGGTCTGCTACATCCTGGCATCATGGTGCTGGTGAACGTTACTACGACGCTGACTCATCCGACCAATATAGATTCTATGAATCAAACAATATTGATGTATGGAACATTGGTGAACTAAAACTTCTGCCTAGAACCACACATGTATCAACTACTGCTATAACCGCTAAGCCTGCCACAACAAACAATGGCGCATTCTATATTCAAAGCGGTAATGTTTTTTATTACAATGGTTCTACTAATGCTACTACATCCACTTCTCTGTCAACTACTGCCACAGCTCAAGTTATATCATCAGATGGTAACAGCGCTATTGTTGGTGCTAGTGATGGTATCTATTCAGTAAGCACTTCACTAGCTGTAACCAAGCTTTGGGCTAAACCAAACGGTGTTACTACATTTACCGTCCAGGCTATTGGCTTTGTTAAAGACCGTATTGTTATTGGAGTTAAGGAAGATACTACGCAATGCGTAGTCTATGAACTATCTAGGTTTCCTTCTTCTACCCCAACAACTATAGGTAACACAGAAGAGCGATACACATTCAAAGACTCTAACTTGGTATGGGAATCAGTTGGTGAACTAAACAGTGCCATCATAGTTGGCTATACACTTGGCGCTATCAGCCGTGTCTTGTCATTTGCTATTGATGAAGCATCGCCACTTGCTGCAATCAAAGACCCAATTGTTATTGCTGAGCTACCTCGTGGTGAAACCCTGCACCAAATTCGTACATACCTAAACGAGTACGTAGTTATGGCTACTACTGCTGGACTCCGTGTTGGAAATCAAAGCACTGACGGATTAAGTTTTAGTTATGGACCACTCAATGTTGTTGGCGATGTTAAAGATATTGCATTCAATAATAGATATATATACGCGACTCGTAACTATGCCATCAATACAGTTAAAGGATTGTGGCGTGTTGACTTAGGTCAACCGATAGATAACGGATATGCCTATGCTGCCGACTTAGCTACCGATTCCTCTGACGTAATAGGCGTTTGCTTTATTGGGATTACCGCACGTAAGTTTATGGTTGGTGCATCTGGCGTATGGATTGAACATGCAACTGAACTTGCTACATCTGGAACCATCAGCTCTGGCTGGATTCGTTGGGGTACTGCTGAAGATAAACAACCAGTATCTCTTGCAATAAGAACAGATGGCAATGGAGGAACTGTTGGTTTCTCTGTTTCTGACCAAGATGGTACTTCTTCAGGAATTGAATCTATCCCACTAGGTGGTTCAACCGACTTCCAATTATCTGCAAGCTTACAGCCAGCAGACCACTTTGAAATTACATTGACCTTAACTCGTAGCACAAGCAGTGCAACAGTTGGTCCGACTGTAGAAGAATGGCAGTGTCGTGCTTTACCAGCACCACTTCGTTCTCGTACACTTACCATCCCATTACTATGCTATGAAGAGGAGCGCGATTCCAATGGAGTTACAAGAGTATCCGCGCCATGGGAACGCATTAACTATTTGGAACGCATTGAACAAAATGGAGGCGCGGTACTATTCCAAGACTTTTCTTCGGGAGAAGAACGAGTCTGTACAATCCGTGCTATCCAATTTGAGCAGACTTCTCCACCCTCATTCGCAGCAGGATTCGGTGGAATAGTTACGGTTCAATTACAGACTATTGATACAGAAGTTCCGATTACATAGTGGAACAGAACAGACTAATATCCCTGGTATCACCAGGTGAGCGTCACGAACTAGTAGAAAAAGTTCGAGTGGCGCTGAATATAGCTGGAGATGATGTGCTAGATGCTCCCCTGGCTGAAGTGCTTAAGGGTTTGCAGCATACGCTTTCCATTCCAGCAGTCGGGTGCATCAACTTAGCCACGCTGGATGCGCTCGCAGTTGCTCCGCCTGAATGGTAGGGAGCCAAAGAGATAGGGGGAACCAAACGGTTCCCCCTTCTTTTTGTTTTTAATCAGCAGATTTATCGCCATCAACTATTCGATGAGCCCAGTTAAGACCAGCATTCCATCCCTCCCAATATCGCTTGTCTGATAGACAAGCTCTGGAGTTGGGGTCCATCTTTGCGTAATCAATCTTCTTGTGGAATCTGTTCAGTATGTGGTTATGCAGTTCAGTAAACCTTGAATAGAACTCATCCCATTCTTTATTTACTTTATCTATATCTTTCACGGCTCGCCTTAAGCGAGCCTTTCCCGCCCTCCACCCCTCAAACTTATCACGGATTTGGTTAAAAAACAAACGGCGTGTCTTACCCGATTTGTCCGTGTTAGAGATTACACTGGTCATATGAATCAACTACCCCCACATCGTTCGTACAGTCAGCTTTCTACTTGGCAATCCTGCCCGCAGAAATACTACCTCAGTAAAGTCGCAATGGTCCCAGAGAAACCAGCTGTTTATTTGGCTGCAGGTTCGGCTGTCCACTCGATGCTGGAATGGTTGAATCATGAGCTCTATAGAACCCAGCAAGAATCTAATTGACCAGCGGGGAATACCCAGCAATGAGTGTATTAACTGTGGCTCCAACATACAAATTATCCGTGCCATCTTCCAAGACTATGAGCTTGTTATGTGGTTTACTGATTCCTTCTGTGCGACCTGTGGGTCGCCGATGACTACCCCTACCCCCATAGATAACCCAGACTACACTCCGAAGGATGATGATGAGTTTAACTGAAAAATGGCTTGAAGTATTTAATGAATCTGTTAGAGTTACCGAAGAACAAACAGGTGTTCCTAGTTCTGATTGGAAGACTGCTGGTCGTAAGACCGTAGCTCGCCCAGATGGGGAAGACCTAGCGTTCTGGCAGAGTGATGGACTCAAGCAGGTTGAGGCTTATCAGAAGTGGTATGCTCAATCTGGTTGGCAAATCGCCACCCTGCCCGACGGTCGTCCTGGCATCGAATGGGATGCAAGTGTGCATTTCGGAGGCACACCTGTACGCTTTGTCATTGATGTCATTTACCAAGTGGGGGAAGACTTAGTAATAGTCGACTTCAAGACTGGTGCTAGGACACCGTTCGGTATGATTCAAGCTGGCTTGTATGCCAGCGGTATCGAAAAGATATACGGCATTCGCCCAAAGTTTGGCGCATTCTTTATGACAAGACAAGGTCAACTCGATGACCTGTTTGACTTATCGCATTTAAGTATTGATTACTTTGATTATGTATTTGGCGCAATGAATGATTCCGTGTCTAAAGGTTGGTTCCCACCATCTGTTGGAGAAAACTGTAAGATGTGTTCGTTCCAAGAGAAGTGTCCAGCAATGGGCTCAAAAGATTTCCCTCTGCAAATACCTACAACAAAGGGGAAGGAAAGGAAAAAGTAGATGACTGAATCTACGTTTTCATATACAGGCAAGTTGAATGGACAGGACTTGTTTACCGTTCGCGGTCAAACAGTTGCTGAGTTCAAGGCAAACTTAATGGCAGCGGTTGAGGCAATCAACGAAGCACAGAGTTTGCAAGCGTTGCTAGTTAACCGACCAACTGGAGGTGCTTACGCACCTAATATGGAGCAAGCTATTCAGGCTCTCCAAGATGCTGGTATGAATCCTCAGCCAGTGTCATCATCACCTCAATCAATTGAGGTAGTCAAAGATAAGTACGGTAACGAATGGACATATGGACATCCAGATGCTCCTGACCTACCAGACGGACGTGGCAAATACGCTAAGAAGAAGGGCGTATCAAAGGCAGGCAAGGCATACGTTGGTTGGTTTGACCCAGCCAAGGGACCAAAGCCATTTAAGCCAGGAGTTACTGAAGCAGAAACTATCTGGACTAAAGGGTAACAATGCGTTCACTACTACAAGTAGTCGGTGTGGAATCACCTGCTGGTAAGCAATTACCAGAGGTGCTTCCTGCACTTACCGCAGCCCAAGTATCCTTCCGTCAGGCTCAACTGCATTTAATTGCAGGTCAGCCAGGTGGCGGTAAGACACTGATTGCATTGTGGTACGCCATCGCCTCCAAAGTTCCAGCGTTATATATCTCAGCGGACTCTGATTCAAGAACAATAGCGACTCGTGCAGGCGCAATCATTATGGACAGAGAAGTGTCTGACGTTGAGAGAATCATGGATACTGAAGCCAGTGTTCTTCTTGAAGATGCATTGGCTGAAGGTGCAGGACATGTTCGGTTTGCCTTCGACCCAGCACCCTCGTTACAAGACATCGAGGAAGAAATCGAAGCGTGGATTGAACTGCACGGTGCTGCACCTGTGGCGGTGTATGTTGATAACTTAATGAACGTCGCTTCATCAAGCGACAATGAGTGGACTGCATTGCGTGATGCAATGTCAGCGTTCCACTATATGGCTCGTGAATATGAAACTGCCTTCATCGTTCTTCACCATGTGTCGGAGAATGAGAAGATGTCTAA